GGAGAACTGTTTTCAGAGGACTTAGAGATTGGGGATATTGTTGAATGGACCACTTGGAATTCTATAGATGATATTTGGGATCATCATTATGGAGTACTCCTGAGTATTTCCAATGAAGTTCGTACAAACCATATTGTGTCGATATCAAAAGTTCTACCGATAAACGAGCCGCATGCCGAATTAGAATTCTTTACAATGAGTTTGAGAAAAGTCGTCAAAGAAGACCGGTCTTTTTAAAATTCTATTAAACGCTCACATTGTGCCAAAGATGGATATAAGGACTAATTAAAGTAAATAAAAAAATAAATTATGATTGATACTCTACTCCCATTAATTAAGAAATTTTTGCCTTTTGCGCAAAAAAGAATAGGATTTAATAAGCCACCTAGATTATTTTTAAAAAATGATAGTTCAAATGCCGGCGACCCACTGGGGAAGACAGCATACTATGATCCAAACAAAAAATCAGTCACCATATATGTGACAGGTAGGCACCCAAAAGATGTGATGCGGTCCCTTTCTCACGAATTAGTGCATCACAAGCAGAACTGTCGGGGTGACTTCGATAGCGTGGGAGAAATGGGAGAAGGGTACGCTCAAAATGATGAGCATCTTCGCGAAATGGAGCGAGAAGCTTATGAAACTGGAAATATGTGCTTTCGGGACTGGGAAGACAGCCTAAAGAACACTATTTATTACGAACATCTACAAAAAGGAGAAAATAAGATGTCTTTAAAAGATTGGAAGAATAACGAAGTGAAATCACTTCTTAGTGAAGCTTGGGGATTCAAAATGGACCTCGGCAAGTTAAATGAGGGTGACGATGAGTCAAAAGGCGACGACGACGACGATATAGGCACCAACCCATGGGGGGGAAAATATTCAAAAAAGAAAAACCCATGGGGGACAAAGAAAGATGGTAGCCCTGAACACCACATGGGCACGGGCGAGGGCGACGATGAGTTAGAAGAGGGATGTGGCGATGATGAAGACGCAGATACTGTGATCGAAGACGGTACCGATCATGAGGTCGAGGACGAGCATTATAAAGACAATTCAATGCACGACGAAGACCATATTAAAGCTATCGAACACCACTTAGATGCACTTAAGCGCGATAAGGAACATGATGATGACCATATCGATGAACGTTCAAGTCTCGAAGATGCGCATCCACAAGGATCTGGTCGCCGAATTACTAAGCCGAATGGTGAGCGTGTAACAAGTGAAGCAAAAGCAAAAACCGCCGCATTACAAAAGGCAATTCTAGAAGCATTGCGCAAACACTTTTAGGGGTAATTTTTATGTCTTTAAATTCAGAATGGCAAAATTTTCTTCACGAAGGTTTAGACGAAAAAACAATCTTTACTTATATTCAGGGGCTCGAAGAAGTCATTTCGAAGCTTAAGCCGCGTACGATGATTGAAAAGAGAAGAATGTCTTTAGCTAAACAACATCTGCGCGAAGTAAAAAGATCGGCTAGGAGAATGCAAAATGAAATGCAAGTCTTGGAAGAAAAACTCAATATATTAGAAGAGTCGAGGGAAGGTTAGCATGGCTAGTGCAAATACCCATCTTACCCATCTTGAGGAATTGGTTTTAACACAAGGTCCAAAAGGTTATGATATGGCCCGGTCATTTCTCTTGGAGCTTCTTGAAACTTTAAAGGGAAACTCTAGATCTCATGTACAGACCTCGGTTAAATGGGATGGCGCGCCGGCAATGTTCGTCGGCATTAATCCTGAAAATGGTAGATTTTTTGTGGGAACTAAATCGATTTTTAATAAAGTTCCTAAAATCAATTATACTGAAGAAGACATCATTGAGAACCACGGGCATGCGCCCGGGCTGGTCGATAAATTAACAAAAGCGCTTAAATATCTGCCTTCTCTTGGGATCAAAAACATCCTTCAGGGTGATTTTATGTTTGATGACGAGATGCTTGATACGGTCGATATTGATGGTGAGCCTCATTATCGCTTCAAACCAAACACGATCGTTTATGCTGTTCCCGTAAATTCTAATTTAGGTCAGGAAATTGGGCAATCGAAATTTGGTATTGTGTTTCATACCACATATGAGAGCTTAGATAGCGGCGCCGCTTTTGGTGCAGATGTGAGTAACCTTAATCGAGTGCCCGGCATTTGGTATGATGACGCTTTTTTTACAGATGATACTGGAACTGTGACCCTCACTGCCAACGAAGAGACTAAAATTACTGAGCTGGTTGAAAAGGCAGACTCCGTAAACCAAAAAATTGATTATAATGATATCCCTTCTGCGTTTCTTAATGTTTATATAAATAGCGAAATCAAAGCCGGCGCATTCTTGCAAGATCCAGAAAAGTCTTTTTTAGGATTTATAAATTGGTATTCTGTCCGAATAGAAAAGAGAATCAGCAATTTAAAAAGCGAGAAAGGTCGTGCACGTGCAACGGCGACTGGAGAGCAGGTACTACAATCGATTAACGACAAGAAAGAAGATATTCTTAATCTCTTCAGAGTAAGTCGGCTGTTGTTCGAAGCCAAAAACGTTTTCATTGAAAAATATAACAATGCTGTATACAACACAAAGCATTTTGTCGACGATGGTTCTGGGGATCTAGTGGCTACTAACCCAGAGGGCTACGTAGCAGTAGACCATGAGGGAAACGGTATTAAATTTGTAGATCGCTTGGAGTTTAGTCGAGCCAACTTCATGATAGATAAAGGTGCTAAATTCTCCGAGAGCAGGGCGAAGAACTTAACTAAAGAATTTACAGTAGTAATTTCGAAAAACTCTACCGTCACCAAGACCCTAAACGAGTGGGTTCAAGAAGCAAAAACAAATAATCACAAATATGAAAAGCTCCCACAGATGGTCTACAACGACATATTAGCTGGGACGCCTATCGTGAGTATCGTCGCAAAAGAAAACGCGGAGAAAGTCATCTACAACGCAGTTATCGGCTACGTAAATGGCTTACAAGAAGAACTTGAAACAGAATTCGAAGATGAGGACGCAGATCCTGTAATTGACGCCGCAATTGATGATGAAATGGTACGGGAACCTAAGACGTATGCTATCGTACCGGGTGCATTCAAGCCGCCACATGCTGGGCATGCCGATATGGTGCGTAGATATGCCACTGGGCTGGGGGTACCCAAAGCTGATAAAGTATATGTGGTTATCTCTGCGCCAATGAATGCGCAGCGTATGCTACGAGATGGGACTCCCATTAATGAAGAGAACGCGATTGAACTTTGGAAGAAACTATTTCCAGAAGTGGCCAATTTACCAAATGTAGAGTTTGAAGTAGCTCCATCCGAAATGAGATCTCCAGTAACAGTAGCTTTTGAATACATCGGCGATCGTAGTCCGCTGCCTCTAGAAGATGGCGACCGGGTGATATTAGGCGCTAGCGATAAGCCGGATGGTGGAGGCAAGCCTGACTGGACAAGATGGGTTGGTATCAATGATAAATATATTAAGTCTGGGATAGAGTTGATGGCGGGCGAGGAATTCGCAGTACCGGCGCTCAGCCGAGACGGCGGCGCGGGCTTTAGCGCTAGCGCGATGAGAGATCTTATTTCGGACTTAGTTGAAGATCCAGCAAACAAAGAGGCATATGATGAACTATCAGAGTTTATTCCCGTCGACAAAATCCCAGCTTTATTTAAAGAACTAGGGAAAGATCCGCCGAAATTTGAATTGGATGAGTTATCTGTGGCAGCTAATATAGGTGGTGCAGCAGTTGGCGCCAAGGGCGGTCCATGGGCAGACGAAGATATAGCAAAAGACAATAAGAAAGAAAAAGAAGCCAGTAAGCTCATAGGAAGGAATCTCGCTTTGGAAGAAAATATAGATTTAAACATCGTTGATGATGTAATAAGACTAATTATGGAAAGGGGTATATTGCAATGAATCAGAAAGAAGAGAGGATCCTCAGAGAAAATATAAGACATCTGATCGGTCATGTCAAGCAAAAAAGAGGCCACGACGAGAAAATTCTTCGTTCTGCCATAAGAGAGATGATTGATCTTGAAGCTTCGCTGATATCAGAGGGGTCAACACCTGATGTAAATCCAACTCCAAACAAGTCCACTGGAATAAATGTCTTAGAAGAACTCCTTAAGAAGATTATACCAGTTTTGGAGACAGATTACAAGTCCCTAACGACAGATAATACACAAAGAGAGTCTTTTAGGGCTCATATCATTAACGCAGCAATAAATACACTCACGCCGGCGAAGGTCAACACCGATGCTGGAGATAAAGCGAAGGATCTCCAAGAAATCGACGTCGACGAGGAAATTGAGATTAAAGTTGGGGATGACAGTGCCGGCGATGATAGGTTCATTGATATCCGCACAGACGCAGAAAAGTCTTCCGAGGAAGAACCTGATCCCCGGTCAGATTTTGCTACCGGGGTCGACGGTGACGAGACGGGCCGGAACGTTGCTTATCAAAGTTTCAAAAAAATTGAAGCCAATATTATCGATTCGTATGAACTTCTGAGCAATAATGAAGATCAAGAACTATTCTACGATTATCTAATTGCTAACCTCAAATTATACTTCGATAAATTCGAAGGAGAATTAGCATCTTCGGTGGAAGAGCCTACAAATCAGGCTTATGATATGGCAAAAACAGAAG